AAATGTTGGTGAATTAAAAGGTGCTGATGCTACGACTACAACAGCAGGGTTATAGAATGTTTAAATTACCTAATCAAAAACATAGAAAAGTAACTAAAGGACGTTTTTCTAACTTTCAAGAAGAAGCAGCTCCTGGAACACCTTTATATAGAAAAGAATTAGATAAAGGGGTTAAAGGCGAAGCTAATGATGATGGCACTATATTTATCAGTAAAGATATAGAACCTAACAGTGAAGAAGAGAGACAGATATTAGATCACGAAATGCGTCATTTAACAGAAATGAAAATAGGTAAATTAAAATATGATGACCAATCAATAACTTATAATGGGGCTACATACCCAAGAAATAACGGGGAAATATTATACAATGGAGAATGGTTACCGGAAGGTAGCAAAGATTTTCCTTGGGAACAACATTAAAAACAAATACAATGCCAAAATTTGAAAAATCAACAGGATACCAAATGAAAGGAAGTAGCTTTTATGGAAAAGGAAATTCATCTCCATTAAAACAAGAAGGCCCAATAAATAAACAAAATCCTAAATTACAAAAATCAGAGAATCCAGATACTTGGATATATCCAGGTAAAGGTTTTAATCCTGGCGGAAATAGGGATCAAAAGTTTACGGCTAATGAAAGAATTGGTGATCTTGAAGATAGAATAAGTTTTATTAACGAAGATGTGCACAGTTCAGGCAAACCTAAAACAAAACAACAAAAGAAAGATCAAGAGTTTTTACAAAGAGAGGTTGATATAATGAAAAAGCGTAGAAGTAATTCAAAGAAAAAATAAATTATGTTAAGTAAAATATTTTCAGCAGGAGCTGGAGAGTTAATAAAAAATGTAGGTGGAGTTATAGATAATCTACATACATCAGCAGAGGAAAAAGCAGAAGCTGAAGCTAAAATAAAAGACCTAGTAATGGGTTATGAAGCAGAAATGCAAAAACAAGTAACAGAGCGATGGAGAATGGATATGCAATCAGATTCATGGCTTAGTAAAAATATAAGACCACTAGTTTTAATATTTCTAGTAGTATCTACAATATTGTTAGTTTTTATCGATGCTGGAGTTATTGCTTTTGAAGTTAAGGCTTCATGGGTGGATTTATTACAATTAGTATTAATAACCGTGATCGGTGCCTATTTTGGCGGTAGATCACTAGAAAAAGTAAAAAAATAAAATTATGGGAAAATATTTCACAGTAGAAGTAAAACCTACAATAGCAGCTAGTAAGCAAAACACGGCTGCGTTTGCCGCTAATGACGTTGTTTTTGATTGGACCGCGTTTGACGTGCCTAAAGGTACAAATAAACTTATAGACGCAGTAGTATTAATGCGTGGCACGGCTGGCGCTAGACAAGAAGCACAAATAGATTATTATTTTGCTAAAAGTAGAAATAATAGCGCCCCAGCATCATTAGGAACTTTAAACAGTACCGCTGATGGTGCTGGTTATTTTACAGATCTTATAGGAGCATTTACTATTGCAGATGCTGATTTTTATCATGGACAAGATTTTATGTCTGTAGGTAGTATTGGTAGAACTGGAACGGCTCATGGGGAAATGGCATTACCGTGTCTAACAGGCGAACCTGATAGCGGAACAAATGTAGGGTTTGATAAATTGTATATAGGTGGATTAGGTGTTACAACTCCAGATTTTCAAAATACAATAAATGTTAATGGAATACAAGCTACTACACAAGCGGTTTTAACTGTACAAGGCACGGCTGCTACAAGTTGTTTTGATGTAGGCGATATTATACACGACGAAGACGATAGACTTATGGGTACAATAAAAACAGTTGATTCAGCTACACAATTAACAATGGAAAGTAATTTAGCAAACGCGAGTGTTGATGAGAAAAAGTTATTCCCATTAAGTCCTATTACAATAATATTATCATTTGAAAGATAAACAAATAACAAACAATTAACTTAACTTAAATTAAATAAAATGGCAAAAACAGAAACAAAACAAGAAGAAGAAGTATTAGACTTTACTAGAGCAGAAAAAATTACCAACGAGGAATTAGTTAAACTACAATCCACGGTTAGAACTATCGATAGATTAACTGCGGACGTAGGTAGAATTGAAACTCAAAAGTATGGACTTTTAGTAGCTATGCAAAAAGTACAAGGTAACATAGACGAGATGAGACAAGAGTTTATGAAGAGCTACGGTACTGATAACATTAATATTCAAACTGGTGAAATAGCTTATTCTCCGGAAGAAGAAAAAGCAAAAGAAAATGGCGAAGTTAATAAGGAAGATTAGTATAGGTAAAGATTATAAAAACGATGCTATGCACTATGCCGTTGGTCAAGAAGTTTATGGTGGTCATACCATTTGCGATATTATAGAGGAAGACGACAAATACTCTGTTTATATTAAAAAGAAAAAAGACGTATTACCATGGAAAGACTTTAATAAAAACATGGCGGTGTCTGTAGAATATAATCTAGAATATTAATGAAAAGTGTTTACAACTTTGTTGTAACGCCAAAAGGAGGAAGATATAATAACACTAAAAAAGTTGGAGATTCAGAGTTAATATTAAATACTGATATTTATAGACACGAATTTACAAATAGAGAAGCTATTGTTTTATCAACACCTATGATTGGCGATACAGATATAAAAACTGGAGACACCGTTTTAATACATCATAATGTTTTTAGAAGATGGAATGATGTAAGAGGTGTTGAAAGAAATAGTAGAAGTTATTTTAACGAATCTACTTATCTTATTAGTCATGATCAAATTTTCTTATACAAAAGAAATAACAAATGGATAGTTCCAAAAGGTTATTGTTTTATAAAACCTTTAAAAGCTGTAGATCAATTTAACATTGAATCTGAAAAACCTTTACAGGGTATTGTTAAATATTCAGACGGTACAGTTCAAGTCGGCGATCTTATAGGTTATAGACCAAGAACTGAATCTGAGTTTATAGTAGATGGAGAAAGGTTATATAGAGTTTTATCAAATTTAATTACAATCAAATATGAATATCAAGGAAACGAAGAAACGTATAATCCAAGCTGGGCACAAAGCAGTTGAAGAACTAGTTAAAGTAGCTAAAGAAGCAATTGTAGATTCAGATGATGATATATCAGCGGATAGATTGAAAAATGCTGCAGCTACTAAAAAACTAGCTATATTTGATGCGTTTGAAATACTTAATAGAATTCAAGAAGAAGAGAGTATTTTAGAAGGTAAAGAACCTGAAGAGAAAAAAGAAAGAACTTTTAAGGGATTCGCAGAAGGTAGATCGAAATGAGTTACGAACAAACATTAGTAAAAATAATCGAACCTATTAAACGTACGACTATAACTCGTATGAATAGGGGTAAAAAATGGAAATATGGATACGATAAAGAACATGATATCATTATTATCTCAAAAACTGGAAAAATCGGTGAAGTGGTTGAAATTCAAAACTTGCGAATTGGCTTGCCGTTGGAACCAAAATCAGTGCACATGCACCCCAAAAATAAATGGGAAAAAATAACATATCCAAAAGAATTAGATAGATTAAAAAATATATTTGATTGGAGAAATTATCCAGACGAGGCAAAGGATCAGTGGTTTGATTATATAGACGAAGAGTTTAAAAGAAGAGAAGAAGGGTTTTGGTTTATGAATAAAGATAAACCAACATATATAACAGGCACACATTATATGTATTTACAATGGAGCAAAATTGATGTTGGCGCTCCAGACTTTAGAGAGGCAAATAGATTGTTTTTTATCTTTTGGGAAGCTTGTAAAGCGGATAAAAGATGTTACGGTATGTGCTACTTAAAAAACAGACGTTCTGGATTTTCTTTTATGAGTTCTGCTGAAGCAGTTAATTTAGCAACAATATCAAGTGATGCTAGATATGGTATACTTTCTAAAACTGGTAGTGATGCTAAAAAAATGTTTACGGATAAAGTTGTGCCAATAAGTATAAATTATCCGTTTTTCTTTAAACCGATTCAAGATGGTATGGATCGTCCAAAAACGGAATTAGCATATAGAGTTCCTGCTAGTAAGTTTACGAGAAAGAAAATTACTTCAAACGAGAAGTTAGAAGATTTAGAAGGGCTAGACACAACGATAGATTGGAAAAATACTGGGGACAATAGTTATGATGGTGAAAAACTTAATCTATTAGTACACGATGAAAGCGGTAAATGGGAAAGACCCGATAATATATTAAACAACTGGAGAGTTACAAAAACGTGTTTACGATTAGGTAGTAGGATAGTTGGTAAATGCATGATGGGCTCAACTTCAAACGCACTAGATAAAGGTGGAGACAATTTTAAAAAATTATACAATGCATCCGATGTCACACAAAGAAATAGAAACGGTCAGACAAAGTCTGGTTTATACTCTTTGTTTATCCCAATGGAATGGAACTATGAAGGATTTATTGACGAATACGGACATCCTGTATTTAATAACCCTGACGCAAATGTACTCGGGCCAGACGGCGAATTAATAGATTATGGAATCATAGAACATTGGCAAAACGAAGCTGATGGATTAAAAAACGATCATGATGCTTTAAATGAGTTTTATCGCCAATTTCCTAGAACTACAGAGCACGCTTTTAGAGATGAAGCTTTAAACAGTATTTTTAATCTAGTTAAACTGTACGAGCAAATAGATTATAACGAGGAAATGTCTAGGACACTAGGAGTCACAACGGGTAATTTCCAATGGGTAAATGGTATAAAAGATTCACAAGTTATTTATTATCCAGATCCAAAAGGTAGATTTAAAATAAGTTGGGTTCCACCACAAAACATACAAAACAATATCGTTGTAAAGAATGGTATTAGATATCCTGGTAATGAACACATGGGTGCTTTTGGGTGTGATAGTTACGATATTAGTGGAACTGTTGATGGTAGAGGTTCTAAAGGCGCTTTACACGGGTTAACTAAGTTTAGCATGGAAGACGCACCACCTAGTCAATTTTTCTTAGAATACGTAGCTAGACCACAGACCGCAGATATATTCTTTGAAGACGTTTTAATGGCACTGGTTTTTTATGGAATGCCAATACTAGCAGAGAACAATAAACCTAGATTATTATACTATTTAAGAAGAAGAGGATATAGAGGGTTTAGTATGAATAGACCAGATAAATTGTGGAATAAATTATCTGTGGCAGAAAAAGAAATAGGTGGTATACCTAATACAAGTGAAGATATAAAACAAGCTCACGCAGCAGCGATTGAAATGTACATACAAAGTAACGTTGGTATGATAGACGATGGAAAGTTTGGCGCTATGTATTTTAATCGTACTTTAAATGATTGGGCTAAATTTGATATAACAAAAAGAACTAAATTTGACGCTACTATAAGTTCTGGTTTAGCGATAATGGCTTGTAATAGACATTTATATAGGCCTAACGCTAAGATTGAAAAACCAAAATTAGATATTAATATTTCTAGATATGAGAATAAAGGAAGTATGTCAAAAATAATTAAAAAGTAAATATGGCAAGATATTTTAACGCAAATCATTTTCCTAGCCAAGTTGTAAGCGATGTAGAAAAGCATAGTTATGAATATGGTTTAAAAGTAGCTAAAGCTATAGAGCACGAGTGGTTTAATGAAGAAAGGAATTCAAATAGATTTAAAAAAAATATTAGTAACTTTCATAACTTACGATTGTATGCTAGAGGCGAACAATCAATACAAAAATATAAAGATGAATTATCGATAAATGGCGATTTGTCTTATCTTAATTTAGATTGGAAACCAGTTCCAATTATACCTAAATTTGTAGATATACTGGTAAATGGTATGTCGCAAAGAATGTACGATTTAAAAGCGTATTCCCAAGATCCTTATGGTGTCAGTAAAAGAACTGACTATATGCAATCCATATTAAACGACATGCGTAGTAAAGAATTAAACGATTACGCTCAACAAGCTTTAGGTGTTAATCTTTACACCAGCGATCCGGATCAACTACCAGAAACAGAAGAAGAGTTAAAACTACACATGCAGTTAACTTACAAGCAAGGCGTGGAGTTGGCTGAAGAACAAGCTTTAAATGTTTTATTTGACGGTAATAATTACGAGTTAATTAAAAAGCGTTTTTATTATGATTTAGCTACTATTGGTATAGGTGCTGTTAAAACAAATTTTACAACATCCGAAGGTATTACTATTGATTATGTTGATCCAGCTAACTTAGTTTACTCTCATACAGATTCTCCTTATTTTGATGATATATATTACGTTGGTGAAGTAAAAACTATACCTGTAAACGAATTAGCAAAGCAATTTCCTCATTTAACCCAAGAAGATTTAGAAGATATAATGAAAAACAAAGGTCTTAGAAGATCTAATGTTGCTAGCAATTATAATCACGAAAAAGAAGACAATAACACAGTGCAAATATTATACTTCAACTATAAGACATATATGAATGAAGTATATAAAGTAAAAGAAACTGGTACTGGTGGTACTAAAGCTATTGAGAAAGATGATTCTTTTAATCCACCAGATACTTTAGAAGGAGATTATCAAAAAATATCAAGATCTATAGAGTGCTTATATGAAGGTGCTTTAGTTTTAGGAACTGATAGATTGTTAAAATGGGAAATGGCTAAGAACATGATGCGACCAAAAAGTGATTATACCAAAGTAAAAATGAATTACTCTATGGTGGCGCCTAGAATGTATGAGGGTAGAATAGAATCATTAGTTGGTAGAATTACCGGTTTTGCTGATATGATTCAATTAACGCATTTGAAACTACAACAAGTATTATCAAGAATGGTACCAGATGGTGTTTATTTAGATGCTGATGGACTCGCTGAGATTGATTTGGGTAATGGAACTAATTACAACCCACAAGAAGCCTTAAATATGTTCTTCCAAACAGGTAGTATTATTGGTAGGTCGTTAACTCAAGAAGGAGATATGAATCCAGGTAAAGTACCTATCCAAGAAATATCTGGAGGACAAGGTGCTGGTAATAAAATGCAAGCTCTTATAGGTAACTATAATTACTATCTACAGATGATAAGAGATGTGACTGGATTAAACGAAGCCAGAGATGGTAGTATGCCAGATAAGTATTCTTTAGTTGGCGTTCAAAAATTAGCTGCGGCAAATTCAAACACAGCAACAAGACATGTACTACAAGCGGGATTGTTTTTAACAACATCTATAGCAGAATGTCTTTCTCTTAGAATATCAGACGTACTAGAATATTCACCAACAAGAGACGCTTTTGTAAGAGGTATAGGTGTACATAACGTTGCTACGTTACAGGAAATATCTGATTTACACCTATATGATTTTGGTATATTTTTAGAATTAATGCCAGACGAAGAAGAGAAAGCAATACTTGAAAACAATATACAGATGGCGTTGCAGCAGCAAGGTATAGACTTAGAAGATGCTATTGATGTTAGAGAAATTAGAAGTGTTAGATTAGCTAATCAAGTGTTAAAAATTAGAAGAAAGAAAAAAATTGAAAGAGATCAGCGAATGCAACAAGAGAATATACAAGCTCAAGCACAAGCTAACGCTCAGCAACAACAAGCCGCGGCTCAATCAGAAGTTCAAAAACAACAAGCTTTAACGCAAAGTCAAATACAATTAGAACAAGCTAAAGCCCAAATGAAAGCACAAGAGATGTTGCAAGAAACTTCTCTTAAAAAAGAACTAATGCAATTAGAGTTTCAATACAATATGCAGCTTAAACAAACTGAAGTAGGTACGGTTCAAAATAGAGATAAAATAAAAGAAGACCGTAAAGATGAAAGAACAAAGATTCAAGCAACTCAACAAAGTGAGTTAATAGAGCAAAGAAACATGAGTTCTCCACCTAAAAACTTTGAATCTTCAGGTAATGATCTATTAGGTGGTGGTATGGGATTGCCTGGATTAGGACAATAAAAAATTATTAACTATTATTATATTATATTATGGCAGAAAACAAAAAAGAAGGACCAGTCGTGGATAACGAGGTTGGTTCGTTAAAAGTAAAAGAAAAAAAGGAACAACAACCTGCTGGTAACGAGACAAAAGGAAATGTTACTAAGGTTAAACAAAAAATGACAATGAAACCTATTATAGAAGAAGAAACTATAATTAAGGTAGATTTAGACAAACCACTAAAAACAGAAGAAGATGCCGTTCAAGAGCAAAGCACAGATGAGATTCCTGTACAAGACGAATCCACAGTTAGCGAAAAAGTGGTCGAAGAAATCATCGAAAAAACAGATGAAGAATCTTCCGGAGAAGACGACTCCATTCAAAATGAAACAACATCCACTGCTGAGGAGGTAGCTGAAGAGGCTAGCAAAGCAATAGAAGAATCGCTTGAAACTGGAAAACCTTTACCCGAAGGTGTTCAGAAACTTGTTGATTTTATGGAAGAAACGGGTGGAGATTTAAACGATTACGTTAAACTAAATCAAGATTATAGTGAGTTAGATAACTTAAGTTTATTAGAAGAATATTATGTCCAAACAAAACCTCATTTAAGTAAAGAAGAAATTAATTTTCTAATGGAAGATCAATTTTCTTACAACGAAGATGTTGATGATGAAAAGGATATAAAAAGAAAAAAATTAGCGTTAAAAGAGCAAGTTGCCAGCGCTAAAACTCAATTGGAAGAGACCAAATCCAAATACTATGAAGATATTAAAGCTGGAAGCAAGCTCACTGAAGAGCAGCAAAAAGCAGTTGATTTCTTTAATAGATACAAAAAGGAAGAAGAAGAGAACGTAAAAGGATCAGAGGAACGTGTAAATACATTTCAACAAAAAACAAAAAATGTTTTTAACGACAAGTTCAAAGGTTTTGAATTCAATGTTGGAGAAAAGAAATTTAGGTATAACGTTCAAGATGTAGAGAAAACAAGAGATAGTCAAAGCGACATAAATAATTTTATCGGAAAGTTTCTTGATAAAAATAACACTATGAGCGACGCTAAAGGTTATCATAAATCTCTATTCACAGCTATGAATCCTGATGCAATTGCAAAACATTTTTACGAACAAGGACAAGCTGATGCTTTAAAACAAAGTGTTGAGAAAGGGAAAAATATAAATATGGATCCTAGACAAGAACATGGAGTTGTTGAAGCAGGCGGAATTAAAGTAAGGGTATTAGGCGATGATTCTTCTGATTTCAAATTTAGAATTAAAAACAAAAAATAACAATTTAAAAATTATTAATTATGGCAATTACTGCAGGAAGTAATTTGAATAGTGTTCCAGCTTCAGCGAAGCAAACATTATCTACAAATTATTTAGATCTTGCGTCTACAGCTGGACAAGGCTGGGCGCAACAATATTTACCAGATCTAATGGAGCAAGAAGCTGAAGTTTTCGGACCGAGAACTATTTCAGGTTTCTTAGCACAAGTTGGAGCTGAAGAGTCTATGATGGCTGACCAAGTTGTTTGGTCTGAGCAATCAAGATTACATTTATCATACACGGGTACGATAGATTTAGATGGTGATACAAACGGTACGTTTTCTGTTGTCGCTGATATCGATGGTGATACAACTGTAGGTTCTACAACAAGTAGAACTCATGGTATTAGAGTTAACGATATGGTACTTTTAGCAACTGCTGGAAAAGTTTCAAAATGTTTAGTAGTAGAAACTCCAGATTCAAACGTTGTTTCGCTTGAGTCTTATGGTGAAGCTGTTTTAACAACTCACTCTGAAGTTGCTAGTGCTGCTACTTTATTAGTTATAGGTTCTGAGTTTGGTAAAGGAGCTTCTTACGCTGACGAAACTGGTACTTATAAAACTGATTCAAGAGGTGCTAACGAACCTACTTTCAAGTCGTTCCACAACAAACCAATTATAATGAAAGATTACTACGAAGTATCAGGTTCTGATGTTTCTAGAATTGGTTGGGTTGAAGTAGCTTCTGAAGCAGGTGGTTCTGGTTACATGTGGTATCTAAAAGCTGAAGCTGACACAAGAGCGCGTTTTGCTGATCATTTAGAGATGACATTATTAGAGGCTGAGAAAACTGCTGATGCATCTATTATTGGTTTTGGTGCTAACAGTCAAGTTAGAGGTGCTGCTGATGCTGGTTTAAACGGTGCTGGTACTGAAGGTTTATTTGCAGCTATCGAAGATAGAGGTAACGTAACTTCTGGTGTTACTGGTGTTAACGCTGCTACTGATTTAGCTGAATTTGATGCTATCTTAGCTGAGTTTGACAATCAAGGTGCTATTGAAGAAAACATGATGTTTGTAAACAGAGCTACTAGTTTAGCAATGGATGATATGTTAGCTTCTATGAACTCTTACGGTGCTGGTGGTACATCTTATGGTGTATTCAACAACTCGGAAGATATGGCGTTAAATTTAGGTTTCTCTGGTTTCAGACGTGGATCTTACGATTTCTACAAATCAGACATGAGATACTTAAATGACAAAGCTACAAGAGGTGGTATTAATAGTGCTGCTACTAGCGAGGCTATTAGAGGTATTATAGTTCCAGCTGGTACATCTACTGTTTATGACCAAATGTTAGGGAAAAACTTAAAACGTCCATTCTTACATGTTCGTTATAGAGCTTCTCAAACTGATGACAGACGAATGAAATCATGGGTTACTGGCTCGGTTGGTGCTGCTACATCTGCACTTGACGCGATGCAAATCCACATGCTTTCTGAAAGATGTTTAGTTA